AAACCCATGCCCAAGGGCGGCAAAAAGGGCGGCAAGGGCTGCTGATATGGCCGCAACATCTGGCACGCGCCGGGGTAACGGCGCCGGCTGGGGTGGCGCTGCCAAGGGCGCCGGCAAGCAAGGCGCAGGGCACGGCCAGGGCCGCCCTGACGGCGTAAAGGACGGCCAGGGCAAGCAGGCGCAGGCCCGCGCAGCCCTGGAAGACGCGCTGCCGCTGGCGGTGCAGACGGTAATCGGCATTGCCGGCGACATCAAAGACCAACGCGCGCTGCAGGCCGCAAGCAACATCATCGACCGGGTGCTGGGCAAGGTGGGCGACAAGCTCACGGTAGCCGGTGACGCGGACGCGCCGTTGGTTATTCGGCGCATCATTATCGACCCGAAGGGGCCAGATGGACATCCAGACGCCGCGAGCGTTTCAGCCGCTGCTCCAGGCAAGTAGGTACAAAGTTCTCGCAGGTGGTCGTGGTTCAGGCAAGAGCCACTTCCTTGCGGAGCTTGTGATCGAGCGATGCTTGATGCGGCCGGGGCTTCGAGTGCTTTGCGCGCGCGAAGTTCAAAAGTCGCTCAAGGACTCGGTGAAGCGGTTGCTTGAGGACAAGATTGCGGCGCTGGGTGTGGGTGATCAATTCACGGTGCTGAACACGGAGATAAAGACGCCCGGCAATGGCGTCATCGTGTTTCAGGGCCTGCAGGACCACACGGCCGAGTCAGTAAAATCTCTTGAGGGGTTCGGGATTGCATGGCTTGAAGAGGCCCAGGCTATTTCTGCCAATTCGCTTGAGTTGCTGCGGCCTACCATCCGCGCGCCAGACTCCGAATTATGGTTCAGCCTAAATCCAAGGAATGCGGCCGATCCGGTCTATGACCTATTTTTCGGGCTGACGCCGCCGCCGAACAGCATCATCGTTCGCGCCAATTACGACTCAAACCCATTTTTTCCCGCTGAGCTTGAAGCAGAGCGGGCATACGACGCAGCGACAAAGCCCGGCCGTTACGGCCACGTTTGGCTGGGTGATCTGGAGCCCGTGGCGATCGGCGCCATCTGGGACCGCCTGATGCTGCACCGCAACCGCCGGCAGGACATGCCGGAGATGGCGCGCATTTTGGTAAGCGTGGACCCCGCGGTGTCGAACGAGGCCGGCAGCGACGAGCATGGCGTCGTGGTGGTCGGCATCGGTGCGGATGGGCGCGGCTACCTGCTGGCGGATTACAGCCTGCGCGGTTCGCCCATGCAGTGGTCGGGGCGGGCTGTGGCGGCGCTGGACGAGTTCGGCGCGGATGCCATCGTGATCGAGCGCAACCAGGGCGGCGACATGTGCGCCCAGACGCTGCGCACGGTGCGGCCGCATCTGCGGATCATTGAGGTGGTGGCTACGCGCGGCAAGCATGTGCGGGCCGAGCCTATTGCAGCGCTCTACAGCCTGGACCGGATCAGCCATGTGGGCACGTTCCAGCGGCTAGAGGATCAGATGTGCCAGATGACTGCCGGCGGATATGAGGGCGATGGCTCGCCGGACAGGGTGGACGCCATGGTCTGGGGGTTTACCGAGCTATTCCCGGCAATCAACCGGGCTAAGGCCAAGCCGCGCGAGCGAGAGCGTGCGCCAGTCAGTTGGATGGGATGATGGCGCCGGCACCGCTGCGCATTGTGCATGCCGGCATCCGCTACGGCGTGACTGCTGACGGCAAGCAGGTGGCTTGGCTGCCCCCGTCCATGTGGGCTGCTGCGGCGGCCTTGGTGCGGCAGATGGACGAGATGAACGCGACGGCCGAGCGCATGTTGGCGCTCTACGACGCGGCGGAAAATGCGGCTTTTGCTGAATTAACAAAGCCCTAACGAGGGACCGGCGCGTTGTGAAACGCCCCGGCATCGCATGCCTGACAAAATCATTGAGGACGCGCTGCAGCAGTATCGGTTCAGTGCGGAGGGCAGTTCGCATATCCGCGAGCTGGCGCTTGAGGATATCAAATTCGCCCGGCTGGGTGAGCAGTGGAAAGACAAGGACCGCCGCGCCCGTGAGGAAGAGGGCCGGCCGTGCCTGACGGTCAACCGGCTGCCTACTTTCATTCGTCGCGTCGTCAACGATGCGCGCCAGAACAAGCCTTCGATCAGCGTGCATCCGGTGGATGGCGGCGCGGACTATGACACAGCGCAAGTCATTGGTGGGCTAATCCGGGCCATTGAGCGCGGCAGCAATGCGGCCCTGGCCTATGACACGGCCATCGACAACGCGGCCAGCTGCGGGTTTGGGTTTTTTCGCATTACGACCGACTATTGCAACCATGACACCTTCGACCAAGAGGCGCGGATCGAGCGGGTTGCTAATCCGTTCTCGGTGCATTGGGACGTGTCCAGCACGCAGTTTGACGCCAGCGACTGGGGATTTGCGTTCGTCTCCGACCTGCTGACCGATGATGAGTTTAAGCGCCGCTATCCCAAGGCCGACCATGCTTCCGACTGGCGCGAGGGCCAGGGCGAGGGGATGGAAGACTGGGTAGACGATGAGCGTGTGCGCGTGGCCGAGTATTGGACGCGTGAGGAGCGCAAGCGCAAAATCCTGCGCCTGACTGACGGCCGCGTGATGCGTGCGGACCAGATGGACGAGCTGGTGCAGATCGGCCCCGGCTTGGTGCTGCCGATGAAGGACACGCTGGCGTTTCAGGGGCTGGCGGTCAACGGCGAGCGCGAGGCGACCTATCATGAGGTAACGCGCCGCGTCATCAACGCGGTTGAGGTGCTGAGCGAAGAAAAATGGCCTGGCACCATGATCCCGATCTGCCCGGTGTGGGGCGAAGAGGTGATTTACCGCGGCAAGCGGCATTTCCGCAGCCTGATCCGCGATGCGCGCGACAGTCAGGTGATGTTCAACGCCTGGCGCTCGGCCAGCACTGAGCTGGTGATGTTGGCGCCGCGCGCGCCGTGGTTGGTGGCGACCGGCAGCATCCCGCCGGACGAAGTGCTGAAGTGGGAGACGGCGAACACCCGCAACCACGCGTATCTTGAGTACGACCCCGCCATGGGGCCGATGCCGCAGCGCATCCCGTTCTCTGGCGTGCCGGCTGGTGCGCTGCAGGAGGCGCTGAACGCCCAGGACGACATGAAGGCGGTAACGGGCATCTATGACGCGGCGCTGGGCGCGCGCGGCAATGAGACGAGCGGCCGGGCTATTATGGCGCGGCAGCGCGAGAGCGACACCGGCACGTTCCATTTCATCGACAACATGGCGCGAGCCATCCAATACGCCGGCCGGGTGCTGATTGAGATTATCCCGAGCATCTACAGCGAGCGCCAGACCGTCCAGATTTTGGGCGACGACGAAAAGCAGCGGGTGGAGCGTGTGACGGCTGCTGTGGGCTCGCCGCCATCTGCCGAAGACCCGGACGGCAAAATCTACAACCTGGCCGCCGGCAAGTACGATGTGACGGTGAAGGTTGGGCCGAACTACCAGACGCAGCGCGAAGAGAGCGTTGCGGCCATGACCGAACTGATGCGGGCCTATCCGCCGGCCGCCGAGGCGCTGGGCGATCTGGTGGTGCAGAATATGGACTGGCCGGGCGCCGACAAGGCCTCCGAGCGCATCCAGGTGCTGCAGTTTGCCAAGGGTATGGAGATGGGCCTGCCCTATCAGGTGCTGGCCGATCTGATGCCGCAAGCCGCGCGGAAATTCCCGCAGCCGCAGCCTCCGCAGCCGCAAGGGCCGCCAGGGATGCCGCCGGGCATGATGCCACAGCCAATGCAGGGGATGCCGCCGGGCATGCCTCCAGGAATGCCGCCGGGGCAGATGCCCCAGGGGTGACGACACGTCCGCACACGCGGGCGCGCAGCGCTGTGAAGCGCCGCTTTCTCAGCGCCGGGGGCAACCCCGGCCCGATAGACCGGAATATCAATGTCAGAAACCATCGAGACCGCTGGGCAACCAGGAACGGTTGACGAGGACCTGCGCGACGTAGCGGCCCCCGCTTACGGCATGCAGGACGATGGCGCGGAAGGCGCCGACGAGCAGGACGAAGCCAAGCCGGAAGAGATCGAAGAGATCGAACTT